TATCACTGGAATTAATTTTTTTCCTAACACAACTATGTAAATTATTAATAATTATTTTCATCACTTGTTGATTGATGAAGGATAAATTCAAATTGATATCATTTGATAATGGATGCTCTTTTATATATCTATTTATAAAACCGGAATATTTTGCAGCTTCAACGCTAATGGAGTAACAATTCCCATTGGTTAATGATATATTTAATATATTGGGTTTAGCCATACTGTATACCTATAATAACATTTTTAAGTTATTTATTTTTTCAATTATTTTTATTCTATCCCTACTTTATAATAATATGAGCATTAGCTATTTTCAGACTTCAAAATGTTATTATAGGTATACAGTATGGCTATAATAACATTTTTAAGTTATTTATTTTTTCAATTATTTTTTATTCTATCCCTACTTTATAATAATATGAGCATTAGCTATTTTCAGACTTCAAAAGTTTTATCACCTGTTGGCAGTACTTTAGTTTTAAGTGGCAATGGTAATAGTGTACAATTAGCCAGCAATTTGGATTTCCAAAGTACTTATTCCCTTATTAATGGTACCACTGCTAACTTTGCTACATCTGTTACTACTCCATTGGTTACATCTACTTCCATAGGTGTTACTGCAACTAGTGGAGCTATTACTTTAACTCCTGGTGGTGCTAATACTGTCACCATTGGAGCTAATGGTTTAAATTTAGGCTCATATCCATTAACTAATGGTACCACTGCCGCATTCACTACTTCAGTAACAACTCCATTACTTACCAATACCTCTGGTAATATAACAATCACCCCCGGAAGTAGCAGTAATGTTATTATCGGAGCAGGAGGATTAAATCTTAATGGAGCGGCTGTTACTTCAGGTACTACTGCGGTATTTGCTACTTCAGTCACTTCCCCAATTCATACATCCACTAGTAGTTTAACTCTGAGTGCTCAAAGTGGTGGTGTAATTTTAACTCCAAGTGGATCTAATACAGTTTCAATCACTTCCGGTACCGGTGGATTAAATCTAAATAATACTAATATTACAGGCGCAAATACAATTACAGCTACAGCATCTACCGCTCTAACTTTAGCAGCTGGTTCTGGACAATCAGTCGTCTTAAGCAGTCCATTGAATGTTGGTACTAATGCAGTTAGTGGAATTACTACATTAGGTGTATCTGGTTTAATATCGTCACCTACTGGATTAACTTTTACGACTCAATCAAGTAATCCAGGAGGATCAGATACTTTATGGGTCAATACTTCTACGAATCACATAAATTTCGGATCGGTTGATCTTCAAACTACTACTAATTTACAATCTGCATATAATAATAGTACAGTTCCAGAAATAGTATTGACGAGTGGTGTTGGAGCACTAACTATTAGAGATGCTTCTACGACGATCGGTACATTATTCACACTGCAAAATAATGGAGGTACATCTACTTATTTCAGTCAATCTTCGAGTTTAGCAACTTTTGGTACCAATGTTTTAATTAATGGTAATTTAAATGTTAATGGTACAACTACATCAATTAATACTGTAAATACCAGTTTCTCCGATGCCTTCTTATTCTTAAATGATGGTTATACAGGCACTAGTGGAAGTCCATCTGGTCTTGCAGTCAATTATCAAGCAACTACCAATGCTACAACTATAGCTAGTTCTACTGCTTTTACTGTTGGTGTTTCTGGAACTAATGCTCCATCAGTTCATACTACTGGCGGCGCCACTTTTGCAGCTGGAGATATTATCCAAATTCATGGTTCAGAATTTAATGATGCATTATATGAAGTAGCTTCATATGTCACTTCCACACCATATACTTTAACTATTAAAGGTGTCGGTGGTACTGCAAACGTAGAAGCATTCACTGCAACTAATTTCACTACTGAAACAACTACAGCGACGGTTAGTGTAACTAAAGTAAATGTTTCTATATTACGAGCAAACAGTTCAACCGGTCTTTGGCAAAACGCTGTTGGTAGTAATACTGGTGCAGGGCTGTCTTATTATTATCACGTTTTGGGTCCTACAACTTCTACTAATACAGCAATTCCTACTTGGAATGGTACTAATGGAAGTGCATTGAGTAATACCTCAGTTACAATTGACGGTAGCAATAACTTATCAGGTGCAAACTCTGTAACTATTTCACAATCATCACAAACATCAACCGGTACAGCGGTATTATCTTACTCTACTGCAGCATCGGCATCAACTATTGTTACAAAAGTAATTCAAAATTCAGTTCAAACTTCTAGTACCACTGTCACTACTATAAACGCTTTTACTATTCCCAATATATCTTTATTAGGAATCAAAACAATAATCGTTGCTAGTGATACATCTGGAGATACTGCATCTTTTACTTTGGAAGCTTTATTTAAAACAAATAGTTCAGGTGTGATAAGTGGAGTGGGAACAGTCGTACAAACAGTATTTTTGGATTCAACCCCTAATTCACAAGGATGGTCTGCTTCTTTTAATACAGGAACAGCAAATTCACTATTATTACAAGTTACTACAGGAACTGGAACTGGAACAGTACAATGGCAATCAACATCGAGCATATATACTTACACTTTCTAGATAGTTAATGAAACACTTTATATAATAAAATAATATCTATTAATTATTTTATTATTTTAATTTTATCGGTTAATTTTTCTTAAAAGATATATATAATGGATCAATGTAAATGCGATAATCAGGTAAATTGTTTGGACTGTCAATTAGTTTTTGTTCTTATTGTAATTATATTTATATTGATATTGATCATATTTTTCTTAACTCAAAAATATGGATTAAATTTTTAGTTTTTAAATAAATCCATTAATTTAATTAGTACATCATTCATCTTTTTCTCGAGGATATTCTTCATTTTTTCATACTGTTTAGATAATTCACGTGCCACATCTGGATGACGAATTGCGGTTAGTTCTATAGTTGGAACAAATGATTTAGTTATTAATTGAAGAGTCATTTTATAGAAATTATATTCTTCAACATATATATCTCTCACCAAAAATGTACTATGGCCATACGTTAATGCAATCCGGGATGATACAAATTTCTGTCTCATGGTATACAAGGTATAATCATGCCAAGCATCTTTCACAGGTTGAGGAACAATATAGATATATTGGGGGTCGAATACACCGTCAATGAAATCGGCATTTTGTTTACCATAATATATAGGGGTTTTTCTATTATTATACATCTCTATAAAATAGTCATATTTTATTTATTAAAAAATATTGAAATAATAATTTATTAGTAAATAATTTATATAGATAATTATAATGGAAACCACAAATACTTCAACTTCACCTGATACTGTTGTAGAAATACCTACTGAATCATCTTTTGAGAAACCTCGGGCATATAAAAATAGCTCTTCTTCTGAAACCAAATTTGTTGAACCACCTAAACAAACAAGACAAACTTATCTATCATGTGTTTTACTTTAAATCATAAACACACTGATATTTTTTAAGAAGATTTTTTCTTATCTTACAAACGGTCTGATTTTCACAATATTCTAATTTTGTTTTATTACATTGATCATTTATTTTTACAGGATTTGAATTTTCTTTAATATATGAATCCATTTGAGCTGTCATCTTATTGAAAAAATCTATTAACTCAATTATCGCTTCGCCCCAATCCTTACCAGTAATAATTTTTCTTGCATTTGTGGAAGATGATGCTTTTTCAACGAATTGACATGAATTTCTAATATCTATTACAAATTTTTTATAAACTTTTTCAAACTCATTCATTAAATACATTGCTTCAACATATTTACTTTTAGTTAATTTTTTATTATCATAAAAAAACTGAATATTTTTACGCAATTTATAAAATTCATTGTTTGCTTCATATTTTTTAACAAATGTATTGAAAATTTCAACACCTAATTTATAAAATTCCAAATTTTTATTACAAAAAGTTTTATCATTATATTCATAATTTATTGGCACCTGCATAATATAAAATAAAATTAGATAAAATTATGTTCATTTCAATAGTTTATCTATATCATCTTTATTTAGAGTTAACGGTATTTTGAATTTTATATTAAAACTTAATCTCAATTCTCCAAAAGAACCATCCGGTAAAACAGTACTTTTCATTATATTTACTTTTTTAACTATTTTTTCTATATTCCTTTTTAATTCTCTTATTCCATCATCATTCTTTGATTTTAATATTATATGTTTTATATTAGATTGATCTAATTTAATATCTTCTTCATTCATTCCGTAGTTTTTAAGAGTTATTGGTAATAAATAATCTTGAACAATTTTTATCTTATCATTCATTTCATAGGATGGCACTTTTATTAAATTCATCCTGTTCAATAATATAGGATCAACTTGTTCAGGATTATTTAATGAAAAGATGAACCAAATTTGAGATAAATCTATATCTAGTTCTGGAAAATATTTATCACAAAAGTTTTTATTTTGTGTAAAATCTATAATATGAAGTAGTAAATTGCTCACCTCTAAACCACCCTTAGTTCTCGCAATTTTATCTATCTCGTCAAAATATATTATCCCCGTCTTATATTTCATTCTCCTTAATGCATCCACTATTTTCCCAGGTCTAGCTCCTTCATAGGTATAAGAATGTCCGTCCAAATACGAACTATCATTTAAACCACCCAATGATATCTGTTCAAATGGTAAATCTAATATTTCAGCTAATGATCTGATAATCATTGTTTTACCGGTACCAGCACTACCTACCAGAGCTAAATTTGATTCAGATGAATTATTATTTTGAATTCTATTATTTAATATAAATAATATCTCTTCTTTTACTTCTAACATACCATATATTTTATCATCCAACATTTTTTGAACATCAGCTAAATATTGATTGATTCCGTTTATATGTTTTTCATTTTGTTTAATATCATTAAACGGAATTTCTAGTGCATATTCGATCCATTGATTCAATTTAAAATATTCATTGTCAGTTGGCGACATTTGTTTTAATTTAAGATATTTGCTGTATATTACTCCACGTTGATAATCGGTAAGATTTCGAGTCAATATTTTATTTTCCAAGTCAGTAGAATTTACTTCAAATACACTTAATTTCTGTTTTAATATTTCATGTTCTCTTCTAATATCTTTCGGATATTTATTATATGATTTAATTATTTTTTTAAGATATTGTGCATATTTTAAATGAGATTCTATATTTCCATCTAATGATTTAAGAATTGCCCATTTTTCCAATAGTTCCGATCTTTCTAAATCAGTTATATTATCTAGTTCCAATATCTCTAATAAATTCGGCATGTTATCATTAACAAGTTGTTTGGCTTTCATATATCTTTCGTCATATTTCACAATTTTATTATTTCCTAATTTTTTAACAACCCCTTGTTCCACATCATCCGTCCATTTTTCAGGTAATTCTAATTCAGATTGATATGTATTTTCGAATTCTTCATCTATTTCTTCATCTTCCTCATCTATCTCTTCAAATTTTTGTCGTTTATTAGATCGAGTGTTGATATTATTTCTCTTCCGTTTATGAGAATTAAAGATTGATCGAGCCATTATTTCAATAATATAAAGTAATATATACAGAATGAAAAAATATCAATTATTTTCTATACAGTGAGCAATGGCATTGAAACATAATAGACATTTATTAAAATTCATATGAACCATATATGATTTAACACAATTATCATGATATGCATGCTTATTATTACATGCATATACACTTTTAACATCATTCAATGAATCATAACAAATCGCACATTTATCATTTTTGTTGATATCGGTAAATTTTACATCAACATTTATTAATTTCAAAACCTTCATAATTGTTGCATCTTTTTTATCATGATCGTTTAACTTATCCTTATCAGTGTATTTTATTATATATTCAATAAATTCATTATCAAATTTATTGATATTATAACAAATTAGAGCGACTGTTGAATTATAATATTCATCTTTAAAATGTTTATAAATATCTACATTTAAATCCATAGATAATTTAATTAATTCTGCCAATTGTTTTTTATCATTAGCATTATTCAAGTATCTTGAAATTAACTCAAATATAACCGAATGGTTATTATACATACAATTATAATATTTCCAATGGAATCTTTTTAAATTTTCAAAATCAAAAACATTTAAAAATTGTCCATAACAGAATGGCACACATATTCCCTCAGCTACTAATTCCTTAAAAATTGGATCATTGGTTTTTACCCATGATATCAACTTATTCATTAATACTTCTTTATTATTACATTTTAATCCAACTTTATTAAATGTTTCATAATTTATTTCATATTTTAATGTCATATCCATAACTGTTTGATTATCCTCATTAATTATGTCAGTTTTTGCACCAGCTTTAATCAAAATTTCATAATTATCTAATCTATTATTCGAAAGTGCATAAACTATTGCGTTTTCTCCATTACCATTTAATGCGTTAACATCGCACCCAAGTTCTATTAATTTAGTAACTACTTCAGAATCACATTTTTGACTAGCTAACATAAGTGGTGTAATTTTAGGATCAAATGTTATTTCATTCAGATTAATATTATTATTTATTATTTTTGTAATCATAATATCATTTGAATTATAAAATGACTGATAAATTATATCATTAGTATATTCAATTTCAAATTTTTTCAGAACATAATTTATTAAGTCGATCTTTTTATCTAATATCAAATATTTCATCATATTATTTTCAAATTTATTATCCCATTTTTCGATCATCTCTATGAATAATTCATAATTATAATTTCTAGATTCAGCTAATAATGATAATAGTGATTTTCCATTACAAGTTAATTTTGGATCAGCACCCAAATTTACAATTTTAAATAATACACCACTCTTTTCATTAGGAGATATATTCCATTTAGCAATCTTATGTAAAATTGTTTCATCTTTATTATTTCTTGCATTAAGATTCACTCCATATTTAACAAATGTTTTTATTGATTCTATATCCACTCCACAATACTGTATTACTGGACATCCATCTATAAATTGATCTTTATCCGCACCTAATTTTAATAACAAATCAAGAATTAATCTATTATATTTTGTTACACAATAATATACTGGAGAAAATCCATTGGGATCAATGCCATTAATATCTGCTCCAGCATTAACTAGATTTTTGATCAATACTGAATTAATACTAAAATCAAGGTGTGAATGTTGTATCAAATAATTAAGTGGTCTAAAATTTCCATAATTATTATTTAAGTTTAATCCCTTTTTTAATAATTTATCCAAAACTAAATCTATTTTACCTCTCTCAACTAATATAGCGAAAACAGTTTTTCCATTGTGCAATTCATTTATATCTGCACCTTCATCTATTAACATTATTATTTCATCAATACTATTTATATTTCTATTTCTATTTCTATGTAATAAAAAGTTCCATAATACTGAAATTCCATTTATTTTTTTATTAACATCTAATCCATTATTTAATAAAAATTTAAGTGAATCCCTTTGATCATATTCCGAATTAAGTACATTAATAAATAATTTATCAACACATCCCTTAATATCAACATCTTTCGATATCAAATAATCAATAATGTCTTTTTTTCCTGTATTAAAAGCAATTGATATAGCATTGATACCTTGATTATTTTCATGATTAATGTCTGCACCATTTTCAACTAACTTTTTAACAATCTCAAGGTTATTTCTACTTGCAAAAATTAATGGTGTATCCCCATTTTTAGTTTTAAGATTTACTTGATCCTTTACAAATATTATATTAAAAATATCTAAATTTCCACATTGACATGCAAAATGTAGTGCTGTCTTCCCTTGAATATTTACTGTTGTAGTATCTATATTGGCTTTCAATAATTTGAATGCATTGTCTATTTGGTTATTATTTAAACAGTACATCAATGCATTATTTCCTATTAGATCTTTTGTATTTATATCAATACCATTTTCTAGTAAGAATGATAATGATGTTCCAAAAGTCCCATCACAAGCTATGAATAGTATTGGTTTACCACAATTTTCACTATTCATTCCTATCATTTTATTTTTGATAGCGTATTTCAAAATATTATCTGCTCTATTATCTAATGCATACTGAAATAAGCTTATATTGTTTTTAACAAATTTTATATCCATTTTTTTACCAACTTTTTCAATTAGATCATAATCATTTAAAAAACATATATATTGTAAATCTGTTCTATTATCTATATCAGGTATCATAGAAATAATTGCGCCAGCATCTATCAATAATTCTGAAATATCTAGATTTTGCTTAATTAATGCCATATTTAATGGAGATCTATATGCTGCTCCTTCACAATTTATATCTACATTTAATTTTATTAGTTTCTCAATTAATGGATAATTACAATTTTGTACGGCAATATGTATAGCTCTATTACCGTAACTGTTACTTATATTAAAATCAATCCTATTATCTTTTAATAGTTTTTCAATATATTTATCATCTTTCATATCAATTAAAATTCTCAAAAAGCTTTCTAATTTACTTTGAGACGATTTCGCAATTATTTCATCTAAATGTTCTGGTTCGATGTACTTGTAGACTGCTGCTAACCAACCTTCTAGATCTATTTTTGGAATTATAGATATTATCTTTTTATTTATCAAATTATATCTTAACAATTTTTGCCAACCATATTCATTATCTATTTTTATATTAAAATTAAAACCGTTATCAATCATGAATTCTATTTGTGTTATTGGATCAGGATCATTTAATAATACATAAGATAATAAATCTGTACCTTTAAATAATCCATTTATATCTTCTCCCATATCTAATAGAATTTTAGCTATATTAAGATTTTCCTTAATTAATGCTGTATGTAATAATGGATCTTTTTTTATAAAACCTCTTTCAAATAGTATTTTAACTAATTCAATACTGTCATCTGATTCTGGAATACAACATAAAAAAGCTAATATAGATTTATCGTAATTTATATCTGCACCACATTGTATTAAATATTTTGCTGCTTTAAACCTTTCGTTTTTAATTGCATAGGTTAGGGGAATTGTGTTTTCTATTACTTCATTTATGTCTATTTGTGATTCTATGAGAAAACTGATTTCATCTAAGTTTTCATTTATAATTGGTTCAAAGTATAGAGCCATAATATAAGTATGTATATATATAGTTATCTTGGAATAAATAAATCAATTTTTTTGATGAATCAATTTTTTTAGGAAATTTTCATAAAACACTCAACTATTTCATACATCACTTTTACATCTATTTCATTATAATCTATTATTTGTTTAAATATTGGATTTGTTATAGGTTCTTTCTTTAAATATAATTTCCAAGCTGTAAACATTGCATCATTTCCATTTAAAATATCATTTGACCATATTGTTTTTATTAATCCATATTCATTCAATTTCTTGGCAACTTTTTTGAGTCCAAATTTTAGAACCCCTTTAATTAATATATTTTTCTTTTCAACCATTTTGAGTAGATCGAACCATTCTAATGTACGATCAATCTTATGTCTATTACATGCTTTATTATACATTGAGGGTTCTGCTCCACTCCAATGGATTAGCTTATAATTATTTGATTCTTTAATTTCATCTATATATTGGATAAATTCATTCATTATACGAAATTCTTCCTCTTTACTGATATTATGTGTAGTAAAATTTTTGTAAATCCAATTACCATTTTTAATATGTCCTACACCAATCATAAATATATATTCTTCCAAATCTGAATTACAGACAGTAGAGGATAATAATATGTCATTAATTGTTTCAAAATCTACATATATTATATTTGTATTCTTCAGTTCATTCATATTTATTTTCTTTGGTGTTATCAATTCTTTTGTCTTTGAACGGTTAAAATTTAATATACTATTAATTCTATTCCTAGTATATTCCCCATTTACTTTCATTAATTCTGCTGTACATTTTGGATCTGACCATTTACATATTCCTTTGGCAAATGCATTATTTCTTTGTTCAGGACCACATTTCCAAACTGAAGTTATATCATTATATTTTTCGGCGATCTGTTGTTTTATTTTATGATATTTTCCATCATAGGTATTACATAAATTAGGATATAGTTCCGGCATACTAGGCGGATCATGACTGAGTTTTTCATCTGTAGTTTTAATTTGTCTATACCAATTAATTGCATCATTTGCTAGAGTTTTATAGTATTCATCTCTCCCTTCATAATCTATGGTTCCAAGTTTATCAAATGGATCATTTACCTTGGTTTTTATTTTCTTCTTATTAACTTGTCTAGTTAATGACCATCCTCTACCCAATATATAACCACATGGAGGGATATAACCTTGTAATTTGCCGAGTGCCAATGTATAAAGATAGATTTGACATTTGAAAGGTTTGACATGTGTATCATTTCTAAGAGTAATTTCATCTGCATTCATTTGCATTCTGGATGATTTAATATCTATAATACGATAGTGATAGTTGACATTTCCTAAATTTTTGGCTGGTATAGTGATTTCTTCTGTGGATAAAACTTCATTTTTAACTAATAGGTTTATATAATCACTGCGAACTAATAAATCTGCACAACCATATGTTTGATTTTCATCATTTTGTAACACACCTTGATATATAATAGGTATTCCTTGTTGCATTGCTATAAAAGTATCACATAATTTATTGTATGAACTAGCTTCATATGATTCTGCAATCTTTAAAATATCATTTGGATACCGAGTAATTAATTGATTCATTATGGTTTCTTCAAATAAAATACCATTTTTCATTAAAAATTCAGTAAAGTTATTTGCCTCTAATGGATTGGTATTTCTACTATAATTCTTCTTTTTATTTTTTTCTGGAATATCTTTAATATCTTCTACATTGTAAATCTCACAATAATCTAAAAATGGATCATTTAATGCAAAATTTCTTGTCTTACTAGCGGATACCCATTCATCATTGATATCATTTTTCTTTGGCATTTTTACGGGATATGATTCTTCATCATTGGTTCTTTTACGTTTTTTGTTTTTTAAATTTGGTATATTTTCATTATTTTTAGTAATTTTTATTTCATTGTATGTTTTTCCATTATAAATAACAACAATACATTCTTCTAAATTACAAAAATTTAATAATGTTCTGACATAATCATAATAATATTCTAATTCATCTATAGTGTCTGGAGATACACATATAATACTTATCAATTTGCCATCATATGTGAATCCATCCGGGACAATTTTAATTTTCATCGGCATATTGAACGGTATATAATGGTTATCCGAAACTCTAATAATATCATTGGTAGAATAATAATGTTTTTTTACAGTATCAATATTTAGCTCATTATATGAAGCTAAATTATTTGATATTCCGGCTAATATACAATATTTACTATAGGTAAATATATCATTTTCGTTGGCGCCGTAAATAGATTTTTCGCATAGTCGTACTGGTCTTCTATTTAATATAACGTTCATTTCGTATAAAGTAAGTTGTATAGGTTTTTACATTTTTTCTGTTTATTTTTCAATTTTTATATGGATTAAATTACCCTTGATGGGTCAATTTTTATATGGAATATTTAAATTACCCTTGATGGGTCAATTTTTATATGGAATATTTAAATTACCCTTGATGGGTCAATTTTTATATGGAATATTTAAAT